TCAACTATCTCCAGGCGTTGCAGTCGTAGAAAAAGATTTCACTTCTATCGTTCCAGCGGTATCATCATCAATTGGTGCTGCCGTAGGTGCGTTTTCATGGAGTCCAGTAATGGAACCAGTTACCGTTAGTTCAGAAAATGAGCTAACTACACGCTTTGGAAAACCAAACGATAGTAATTTTCAGTCTTTTTTCACAGCAGCAAACTTCCTGTCTTACACAAATAACTTACTATTAGTTCGTGCAGATGCTGGACATGTAAATTCTGTATCTGCCGCAACTGGTGGTGTTACCGCTATCACAGTGGGTACTGCTGGATCTGGCTATGTTTCTACTGCAGCTGCGCCAGCTGTTACCATAGCTGCACCAACTGTAACTGGTGGTGTACAAGCTACTGCTGTCGCTACTCTTTCTGGTGGTGCTATTTCTAGTATTGCAATCGCTGGTACTATGACTGGTTATTCTAGTGCTACAGTTACAATCACTGGTGGTGGTGGTACTGGTGCTACTGCGACTGCTACTGTTGCTGGTGGTGCGGTGACATCGATCACTATCGTTAATGGTGGTACTGGATTCACATCTACACCAACAGTTACTATTACTGGTAACGCTGGATCTGCAGGTGCTGTTGCAGGTGCTATAGTAATCTCAACTTCTACTATTACTGCTATTACAGTAGTTAATGCTGGTACTGGATATACTACTGCGCCAGCTATTACTGTTGCTGCTCCTCCTTCTGGAACTACTGCACTAGCAACATCAGCTGTTACTGCAACAATCGGTTTAAAAATTAGAAATGGATTAGACTATATTTCTAGCTATCTTGGTGGTGCTGGCATTGTAGGAGAGTGGGCTGCTAAGTATCCTGGATCTTTAGGTAACAGTTTAAAAGTTTCTATGGCAGATTCTGCCACTTTTGCTGCATGGACATATGCATCAGAGTTTACTGGTGCGCCAGGAACTTCTCCTTATGCATCTGATATCAATGCTTCTAATGATGAACTTCACATTATTGTTATCGATGAAGATGGACTTATTAGTGGAACCAAGGATACTATTTTAGAAAGATTTGCTTTTGTTTCTAAAGCATCTGATGCAAAAACTAGTGATGGTACTAATAATTTTTACAGAGATGTTATTAATTCTAGATCTTCTTGGATTTACTGGATGGATCACACAGTAACTGTTGCTGGTACTGGAGCCAACTGGGGAAGTGCTGCTACTGCAGCAACTGCATACAAATCTTTAACTGCAGTTGTTACTTTAAGTTTAATTGGTGGTACTGATGATTACGCATTGACTGATGGTGAAAAAATGGCTGCGTTTTCTTTGTTTGACAACGCTGAACAGTTTGATATTTCTTTAGTCATGTTAGGTAAAGCATCTACTACTGTTGCAAATCATGTAATTACTAATGTATGTGGCACTCGTTTAGACTGCGTAGCATTTGTTTCTCCAGAAGCAGTAGCAAATGGTGACATCATCGTTGGATCTACTTCTACAGAAATCGGATATATCACTGCTTACCGTGATGCACTTACAAGTTCTTCATACGCTGTGATGGATTCTGGATACAAATATCAGTACGATCGTTATAACGACAAGTATCGTTACATTGCACTAAATGCCGATATCGCTGGTCTATGTGCTCGTGCTGATTACACTAACGATCCTTGGTTCTCTCCAGGTGGTTTAAATCGTGGACAAATTAAGAATGTTGTACGCTTAGCTCTTAATCCAAACAAAACACAACGTGATACACTCTATAAAAAAGGTGTAAACCCAGTAGTTACATTCCCAGGAGAAGGTACTGTTCTATTCGGTGACAAGACATTGCTTGCTAAACCATCTGCTTTCGATCGTATTAACGTGCGTCGTTTGTTTATCGTTATGGAAAAAGCTATTGCAACTGCTGCTAAGTTCCAGTTGTTTGAATTCAATGATCCATTTACACGTGCACAGTTTAGAAGTTTGGTAGAACCATTCTTACGTGATGTCCAAGGTCGTCGTGGTATTACTGATTTCGTTGTTAAGTGCGATGAGTCTAACAACACAGGTCAAGTTATAGATGCAAACGAATTTGTTGCGGATATTTTTGTTAAGCCAAATCGTTCTATCAACTTTATAACTCTCAATTTCGTTGCTGCTCGTTCTGGAATTAACTTCACAGAAATCGGTGCGTAATTCTAAGATAAATAAGAAAGAACATAAGGAGATTTAAATGGCAAACATTGCTGATTTTAAGGCACAAATGGTTGGTGGCGGTGCACGCCCGAACCAATTTCGTGTTGAGTTAGTATTCCCATCATATGTTACACTTGGTCCAGTAGCTGGTCAGCGAGCACAATTTTTGTGTAAGTCTGCTCAGTTACCTGCATCAACTGTAGAAAATATTGGTGTGTTATATCGTGGTCGTCCAGTTAACTTTGCTGGCGAGCGCACTTTCCAACCATGGTCTGTTGCAATTTACAACGATACTACTTTTGGTATCCGTAATGCACTAGAGCAATGGTCAAATGGCGTACAGAATTACAATTCTACAAATGGTCGTGTTAACCCAACTGAATATCAAGTTGACTTAAACGTGCATCAATTAGATCGTAATGGCGCAATTATTAAAAGTTACAAGTTTGTTGACGCTTATCCAACTACAATTTCTGCAATTGCTTTGGATTATGAACAACAAAATGCAATTGAACTGTTTGACGTAGAGTTTACATACAACTTCTTTACATCTGCTACTGCTGGTGGTGGTGGATTTGGTGTTAATGTTTCTGTTGATACTCCAATTGGCAGTTTCCCAATTTAATAATTAACTGAAGGTTTTTACATTATGCAGCTTTTTGGCTTTGAAATAAAGCGTAACAAGGATCTAGATTTACCTAGTGTAGTTACGCCAAGTCCAATTGATTCAGGATCAACTGTAATAAACACTGGCGTGAATGCTGGTGGTTATTACGGTCTGGTTATGGATTTAGAAGGCACAATTAAAAACGAAAACGATTTAATTCGTCGTTATCGTGAGGTCTCACAATACTCTGATTGTGATGGTGCTATTGAAGATATTGTTAATGAAGCAATTATTGCTGATGAAGCAAAAAATTCAGTTGAATTAGACTTAGATGAATTAAAAGTTTCATCTGCAATTAAGACTAAGATTCGTGAAGAATTTAATACAGTATTAAAATTATTAAAGTTTGACGAAAGAGCACACGAAATCTTTCGCAGATGGTACATTGATGGTCGTGCATATTATCAAATTCTTATTGATGAACAAAATATCAAAGGTGGTATTGTAGAATTACGATATGTAGACCCACGTAAGATTCGTCGTATTAAAAATATTAAAACAGAACGATCACCACAAGGTGTTAATGTTGTCAAAGAAACTGAAGAATATTTTCTTTATAATGACAAAGGAATTACTGAGCAAACGACACAAGGTGTTAAGTTAGCCATTGACTCCGTGATTTACTGTCCATCAGGATATGTAGATCAAGATACTGGTATGGTGATGTCTTATCTTCATAAGGCAATTAAGCCAGTGAATCAATTAAAGATGATTGAAGATTCAGTTGTCATTTATCGTATTTCTCGTGCTCCTGAGCGCAGAATTTTTTATGTTGATGTAGGTAATTTACCTAAGTTAAAAGCAGAGCAGTATGTAACGGACATTATGAATAAGTTCCGTAATAAGATTGTTTATGATGCTACAACTGGTGAGACACGAGATGATCGTCGTCACTTATCAATGATGGAAGACTTCTGGATGCCACGTCGTGAAGGTGGCAAAGGTACTGAGATTACTACACTTCCAGGTGGTCAGAATTTAGGTGAGATACAAGATATTGAATATTTTCAAAATAAATTGTATCATTCACTGAACGTGCCAGTTTCTCGTTTGCAAGCGCAACAAGGTTTTAGTATTGGTCGCTCACAAGAAATTAGTCGTGATGAAGTTAAGTTTAATAAGTTTATTGTTAGACTACGTAGAAAATTTAGTCAATTGTTTTCTTCTGCACTTAGAGTACAATTGATTGCAAGAGGTATTATTCGTGCTGATGAATGGGACAATATGCGACCATTCTTTAAGTATGATTATTTAGAAGACAATCATTATTCTGAGTTAAAAGACGCTGAAATTTTAACTCAAAGATTAGCTGCATTACAGCAAATAGATCCATATGTTGGTAAATATTATTCTCAAACGTGGGTTCGTAAAAACATCCTTCGTTTAGATGAAGATGAAATAGAACAGATTGACAAAGAACTTGCGTCTGAACAAGAACTACAAGTTGGTCAGGCAGAAAAAGCAGGGATGTTAGATGGTGCGCAACAAGCTGCGACACAAAATTACATGATGCAAAATACTGAGCAACCTGAAGAGCAAGAACAACAGCCACAGGAAGATCAGCAAGCATCAGAAGAAGTCCAACCAGCTGCTAAAGTTAAACAGTTGAAAACTGGCACTTGGCCAAATTAATAGGAGAATATTATGAGTGAAACGACACAAAATTTAGTTCATGCAATTGCTTCTGGCGATGCGCTAGAAACCCAAAATACATTTGCTGCAGCGATGGCAGAAAAGTTATCTACTAGATTAGATACTATGCGTCAGTCAGTTGCACAGAATATGTTTTCAACACAAACAGATGATGAACCTACAGAAGAGTAATGCATTACTCCGAATTTACAAAATCTCTAAAACGATCTAATGTTGTTGAAAGCACTAGATCGTATCTTCAGTTAATCGAAAGAACTGAAGAAGGTAAGATTTTGATAAATGGTATTGAAACAGAATTTACAAGTTTAGAAGAAGCAAGACAATACATTAAACAAGATCATATTTCTCGCAAATTAGAAGAACAAGTATCAAAAGAACTATACGAAGAACTATCAGAGCATACGATCGCTAATATTATTAAAGAATATCACGATATTAAAGTTACCGATACACTAATAGAAAATTATATACAACTTGCTTCTTCTCATATGTTTAGTACAGATCCAGTTGTTCATGCCATCAGACAATTAAATAAACTTGATCGATTAGTTGAAGGTAAATTGCATTACGTTCTTAGTGATGAATCAATTGTAGCAATTGATGAGCGTACTCAATTACGCCTAAATAACTTATTACAGAATCAAACAGAAATTATAGGGTATATGAGAGAGTCAAAAGAAAACTTCTTTCACGTTCTTGAACAAATAGAGGAATAAAAATGGCAGTAGCTAAAACCATACTTAAAAATACAAACCTAGAAACAGTGGTTAAAGTTGCTGGTACTGCAGCTGCAACAACTATTTCTTTAGCAACAGATTGTTTAGCAACTACTCAAGCACTTGATGGTGCAACACAAACTGCTAACATTTTTGGTGTAACATGGACAGGTGCTATTGGTGGTATTATTAGTATCACTCGTAACTCAGTTGTTGTTATGACACTACAAGCTGATGCTGCTGGTACTTTAGAATTTGGTGGCCAAGCAATGATCCCAGAAACAGTCAACAATACATCTGATATCGTTGTTACTATTTCTGGAGCTCAAGCAGAGTGCTGGTTAAAAATTCGCAAAATTGGTGGATATGCAACTAAGGTTGAGACTGCCGTATTTGGTGCTTATGATAATCAATCAGTAGTTGGGAGCTAATCATGAGACTAATTAGAGAAGTTACCGAAAAAGTTAATCTAGTTACCGAAATTACTGAAGGTAAGGGTAAAGAATATTTTATTGAAGGTATCTTTCTTCAATCAGAAATTGTAAACCGCAACAATCGTATGTACCAAGAGAGTACAATGGATCGTGAAGTCGGTCGTTACATCAAAGAACAAGTTCAAAATAATCGTGCTTATGGTGAGTTAGGTCATCCAGATACACCATCTATTAATTTAGATCGTGTGTCACATTTAATTGTTTCTTTACATAAAGAAGGTACTAACTATATCGGCAAGGCAAAAATTCTTGAAACTCCAATGG